ATGAGTACGGACCTGAGAAAAGGGTGACTGGAAATGTTACTCCTGCTCAATGCCCTAAGGAATTGGCTACTCAGATTGGACCTGATTTAATTCCAACTGAAGTGATGGGCTCAACGATGGGCAATTTGAAGGCAGCTGTGGCTAAACGTGTTCAGCCACTGCCTTTTCGCGCGGATAAGAAGATGGTGCGGAAAATTGAGAAAACTGTTTCAGCCTTGATTGATAAAGTTTTCAGTAAGAAGAAGATTGCTCGTTGGCGGGAACAAAATCCAATGTTTACGGAAATGAAGTCCAGTAAATGGAGTGATGAGCGTTGGAGCCGTGCTTGGTACGAAGCACTGGCTGAATCCCAGCCACGAATAGAACAAACTTTTCAAATTAAGGTGAATGAAGCTTTGCCTGCAAAAGGCAAAGCACCACGTGCCATCATTCAATCCGGTGATCGAGCGCAAGTGTTGATGAAATTGCCGGTGAAGTGTTTCGAGGAATTGTTGTTTGATTACTTTGAGGATGCATCCATCAAACATTTGCCTAAGCATGAAGCCATGGGGCGTGTAGCCAAGCATTTGAGGCATCAGGTTAAGGCCTACTTGCTTGAAGGTGATGGCAGTGCTTGGGATGCATGTTGTAATCGCAAAATTAGAGACCTCACCGAAAATCGTGTGATTGACCACATCATCAAGTGCCTTGGTGGTGATTGGCAGGTGCCTGATAATTGGCTTAGGATAATGTTGGATGACATGTCCAAGCCAATGATTAAGGGCAAGGCCAAGGTTACTGAGTACAGTAATCACCCTGTTAGGGTAGCCATAGATGCCATTAGGCAATCAGGGCATGCTGGAACAAGCTGTTTCAACTACTTCATAAATTTGGTTGTTTGGCTGTGTGTTTTGGCTGAGAATCCTTGGGATTTGATTCGCAAGGACAGCAACGGCTGTTTGCAAACCAAATACATTTCAGCTCGTGATGGAAAAGAATACGAGTTGAAGTACGCATTTGAGGGTGATGATAGTGCTTTGAGTACAACTGAAGATTTGAAACCCCATGCGGAACAAATTGAAGCTAGTTGGACAAGCTTGGGTTTTAGGATGAAGTTGGTTTACGTTGAAGAGAAAATGACGTTCACAGGATTTGATTTCCTTTGCGATGAGCAGGGTCCTGTTGGAACGTTCCTTCCCGAAATCGCACGTAATGTTGCATCATCAGCATGGTCATGCAGCAGTGAGTTGAAGAGAAGCCCGGATAAGCTTCATCAAATTGGTGCGGCAGCAATGCTGGCTCGTGCTGAAAATTTTAAGGATTGTGGTCCTTACTCACGTTACTTTGCTGCTTTAGGACTTGCGCATGCCCGTAGGATTGAAGATTTTGGCTTGGGAGAGGCTGAAGCGATCAGCCTTGGAATTCATGTTTCACCTTCCGTTAAGGAAGCTTTGCAAGTCCGTTACGATGGTGCTCAGCTCATGGATTCACAGATGCGAAAGCTTGTGAATTTGGTTGCTCCTTTTGAGAGCTTTGAGGCTGAATGTCGCATGGTTAATTGTGATTTTGGCCTTTGTTTTGATGATTACCACTTGGCTCGGGAATTGGTTCCTTTTACAGTTTGGGACCCCGCCAAGTTTGAGCGTGCGCGTCGTTAACTAATTGGCTTTTGATAGCCTTTAGTACAGTGTTGCGGCTTAATTCAGTTTCACTTTGAAAGCCTTTTGTGCTTTCCAGGGACTCCCCCAATCCGCTGCCGAGGATTGGATTAGAAACCCGTGTGCTCCATCATCCGGATTGGGAGCAATAGTGGTCATGAAGGTACCAGAGCACTGGATGTCCGCAAGTTGCCGCGGAACTTCATGATCGGTAGGCTGTCGCTAGCCGAAGGGTTGACCTCATGGTTCAGTAGGCGTGGGCTGCAAACCACGTTGAAGAGCTAGGCGGTGTACGGACACCTGCGGAGGAGGAGTTGGGTTGTGCTAGTCCACTCCTTCCGGTGAGGGCCAGGCTGACCGGAGTGACGCCCGGATCGTTTGCCAGCGATGCCGCATTTTGCGGTTCAGTCCCCCCGACCTGCATGCGCATTTTGAGGCCTGTGATCGGCTTGGTCGATTGTGCGTGGTGGGGTGCGTGTCATAGCGAAGGGGTCATTCCAGTTAGAGGATTGCACGTTAGCGTGGCCTCGAAAACTGAGTTTGATTCAGCACGTCCGTGGGAAAAGGCTACGGGTGCGTCAGTGTTGCAGCACGTTGCAATGAGTGCGACATTCGGAGCGGGGTTGTGGTTTGTCCGTCCCCAGATTCCGAATGAAGTCCGCGATTGCAGCAGTTTCACCTGCATGTCCAGGTTAAGCATACGGGAGTGATGGACGTTGATGGTACTTTGTACAACATTTGCATTTTAAGCTACATTTCGATCACTTTGGCTTTGTTCAATTTGGTCCTTTCCCTGGCTAGTTGCAATGTCCTCGCAGTTCGATTCGACAGCCTTAAGGAAAGCTGTCGCGCTGTTGAAGGAAGAGTTGTACAAGGTCAAAACCAAGGATACCTGCACGTTTTGCCACGAATTGGGGCACAACGTACAGAATTGTTTGGACCGAACGATCCACCAGTGTGATAAGGTTAATACGCACTGTCAGTTTGGATACCATAAGCCTTTTACTCACGATAATCCTGACATTTGGAGATGTGTTTGGTGTTACAAGCACATGGATGTTAAGGATGTTCGTAAGAATTACCCTCGTGAGTTTAGGCG